AAATCGAGCTCGCCGGCCGCCGCGTTGATGGTCTGAAAAATGCCGGTCGCCGCGCCGATCCCGCAGGTGCCGACTACGACGGTTCGTTGCGCGTTAGGCGAGAAGCCGAAGAGCGCCACGCTGGATCAGCATTCCGTGGCGGGAACGACGACACTGGCGGTGTTGGCGTAGAACGAGATCGCACCCGCGCCGATCTGGCTCGACGGCAGCGCCTCCAGCACCGTGCCCGCGGCAAAGAAGTAGGACCCGAGCGCGTTCGGCGCGGCCGTTCCCGTCCAGCTCACCCAAAGACCGCCCGTGAGCGTGCTTGGCACCTGGAAGAGCAGCGCGCTGCGCGCCGGATTGCTGACCGCGATCGTCTTGGCGGCGCTGGCAACCGAGGTCCAGCTGCGGTCGATCGCCACGCCGCCATTGCAGGCCAGGTTTCGGACGAGCTGTTTGGATGTGACACCCGGCGCCGGATAGGTTGGGATCGGCGCGCCCGGCTGGCCAGACCCGGGGGATTCGGTGCCGGAGGCCTGCGCCAGCGCAGTCGCGGGCGCCAGCAGAATGGCGCAAAAGGCGGCTGCGCGAAGAAAGCGGGGCATGAGCAGCTCCAGGCGGGTCTGCCCGGACAGGGACCGCTGTTGGTCCCCGCGTCCATGCGCGCCGCTCCGCCGGATTTCCGCAAATACGCAAATCGCGAAAAACAGCGCGCCACACGACTGAACGCCAGTGGTTCAGGTGGGGGGCGGGGTGAAGTCCTGCTTTAGCGTCAGCTGCGCGTTCTGCACCCACGTCGAGGTGCCATAAGCCTTCGTCCAGGATGCGGCGACCCATTGCCGCGGCGAGCTCTCGTCGGGGAGCTGCCACAGGAACGGCGTCACGAGCTGGCCCTGCATGAAGGTGACGATGGTCTGCCAGTCCGTGTTGCGGATCTGGCCCCAGGTCAGCGTGCACGTGCCCGACATGAAATTGATGCCGTTCAGGATGCGCTGCACGTAGCCATCGCCGAAGGTGTTCTCGATGATGTTCGGCTTGTCCTGCACCTGGGTACCGGACTGCGACGGCAGATAGGGAGGTGTCCAGGTGGGCCACGCCATGGCGATGTCCTTTCAGGCCGGTTCAGGCGGCCACGCGGGTTTGACCGCCGCGACGGCGTCGGCCGTGGTGGCGGCCTTGATGGCGCGGTGCGCATCCAGGCGCGCGCGCTCGATGCGCGCCGCCGCCGCGATCCAGGTCTTTTCCGCGGTGACGATGGCCTGCGCGACGTCCCACAACGATTCCACCGGCTCGGCGTAGGCCGCGAGCATCGGCCAGTCGGTTGACTGCACGAGGATGGCTGCCGCAGCGGTGGGATAGCTCAGCAGGAATTCGCGCGCCTGGATGTGGCGGGCGAGGAACACGTGCGGGCTACCGCGGCGAATGGCGGCGTGGCGCAGGTCGGCCTCGCGATCGATGCGGTTGATCGCATCATCGCGGCGCTGCGGCACGCTTTTGTTGCCGATGTATTTCATGGTTCCGTCGCCACCACCTGAAACGTCTGGGTCAGAAACGGCACCCCGCCGATCGCGATGGTGTAGGTCCCGGCGTCCGAGGTCGAGAAGTCGAATGTGCCGTCGGTGACCGGCACCGGCGTGGCGTTATCGACCGAGACGGTGGCGCCTGGCGGCGACGTCGGAATGCCTTCGAAGATGGCTTCGGCGACACCGTTGGCGACGATCGTGCCGGCGCTCTGGCTGATCGCGGGGGTTGTGCGCAGCGCGGCGACCGGCGTTTGTTGGGTAATGTCTACCCAATAAAGCGCCGCCGCGTAGTTCCCCGACACCTGACCGATGCCGCTGGCCGTGCCGCTGGCCGAGGCCGCCGGCCCGGAATACGTGACGCCACCCACGATCTGACCGGTTTCGGTGTCGTAAGTTGTGAGTTGGTTGATCAGCGCCATCAGACGCCGCGCGTAAGGATGCAGAACTGGCCATACGAGAACCCCGCGCTTATCGCTAAGGTGAAAACGTAGCTATTGCCGCTATAAAGCGTTACGCTGCCGATGCCAGGCATGTTAAAGGCGCCCGTCGGACCTGCTGTTCCGGTGTACACCGCGCCGCTCGGCAACGCCCCGACAGAGCCTATGTTGCAGCTGACGCCATACTCGACTGTCAAATCCACATCGCCCGCGCCCGCCGTAAAGGACGCGATGCAGATACCAACCTGCTCCGCCACGGAGCCATCCGCATTGGCATTGATCGACAAGTTAAGCACCACGGTACCGGCGCCTGTGTTGGATCCGTGCGCGGAGAAGAAGTTGCTGATTGATCCGCCGACGACGTTAAGGTTGTTGACCGTCAGCAGCCCGACCTGCTCGTAATTGAACAGCGCGAAATCCGAGGCCAGCATGTTGGCATGGATCGAATTGGCGGCGATCTGATCGGCCGCCACCGCGCCGGCGAGGATCTCCGCCGCGACAATGATGCCGTTCTCGATGTCCATCTGCAGCGGGCAGCTGACCCACATCGATTCCGCGGCGACCCATTGATAGAGTTGCCCCAGCCAGGGCTGCTCGGCCGTCGGCGTCTCCAGCAGCACAAAGCCCACGCCACCGGCCGGCGCGCCGGGCAGGCTCGTGACCACCGTCGGCGCGCCCGACAGCATCGTCTGCGCCCAGGCCGCCGTCTGCTGGATTGCCAGCGGCAAATCATCGACCAGAAGCGCCGTCGTCTCAGCGCCTGCCTGCGAGCTCCACGGGCTCATGATGTTATTTGTCGTCGTGACCGAAACGATATACCACCACCAGGTCAACGGCAGCAGCACCGTGCTCTCGGTATCGGTGTAGCTGGTCGCAAACACGGTCGTGAGCGGCGTGTAGCTGCCGGTGGGCCCCGACGAATTCCCGGGGGCGCGCTGGATCGAATAATAGAGCGGGTTGGGAATATCGACCGGCTCCCAGGAGAGCGTGATCTGCCGCGTGCCCCCCACGGCGGTAACACCCACCGGCGCCGGCGGCGTCGAGGGCTGTCCTGTGATGGCGAGCAACTGGCTCAGCGCCCAGGGGCTCGTGGTGTTCGATGGCGTGCGGCCGCGCACGCCGAAGACGTAGTTGCCGACCGGCAGATTGTCCTGATCGAAGGACGGCCCCGCCACGCCCTGCCAGTAATTGGCGTAGCCGTTGTCCGATGAGCCCTCGACGTCATAGGTGGTCACGCGCGGATCCGGCGAAGGCACCCAGGAAACGGTCGTGCGGAGCACCGTCGTGTTGCCTTCGCCCACGAAATAATCGTCCGCGGTGACGCTGGTCGGCCCCGCGATCGGATCCGACTGCGGGGTGTACAGCAGGGAGTAGTAGTCGGCATCGCCGAGATTGAGGCCGTACTCGACGCGGGCGTATTTGTCCGGGTCGTGGAACAGGGCCGTCACCTCCACCATGCCTTTTTGCGGCTCCGTGACGGAAATGACGCGGAACAGGCGCGGCCCCGTGCTGCTGCTCGACAGGATGAACTGCGCGCCCGGGTTCGGCAGCAGCGGCAGCTCGACGCAAAGCGCGAAGAACATGACGTAGTCGGCCACCACGATATTGGCGACCTGCAGCTTGGGCAGGATGCCGATACCTGGGCTTTCGATGTCGACGAACCAGGCGGTACCGTTGATGCCGGCCACGGCCGCCGCCCCTGTGCCGGTCGAGTCGGCGATCGAGACGGTGGGCGCGATGTCATAGCCGGTCCCGCCGCTGGTCACGGTGATGGCCGTGATCAGGCCGTCCTCGACGGTTGCGGAGGCGGTGGCGCCGCTGCCGAGGTTGACGGCATGGAGCGTCACCGTGGGCGCCGTGTAGCCGGTGCCATTGCTCTCGATGAAGATGTTGGTGACGGCGCCTGGCGGCCCGGTCTCGACCGGCGTGCCGTTGAGGTTCATGGCAAAGCTGTCGAGCTGCAGCCAGGTGACGACGGTCTCCGAATTCACCTGGTCGGCGTTGTAGGCCTTGATGATGCGGCCGCCCCAGCGGACGCCCTGGTAGGCCGGATCCTGCACCTCGATGACGGCGCCCGGCATCGTATTGAGGTGCTCGAGCCCGGCGATATGATCTGTTCCGGCGCGGTAGACGAGCGTGTCGCTCTGGGTCTGCTCGGAATCGAGCAGCCAGTGGCCCATGAGGTGTGCCTGGCCGCGATTCGTCGCGCCGAACGCGGTGATCTGGGCAATATTCTGTCCGTTGTTCACCATCGTCAGCGCGGCCGGCCATTGGTAGACCTCCGGGCTGGGGTTCCACTGATTGTCCGGGTCCGTGAACCCCACGATCGCCATGGAGTGCAGCGTCTTGAGCGCGGTGCCCTGATAGGTGAATTTGCCGTCGATTACGTCGGCTTTGGTAATGAGCTTGGATACGGCCGTCGGCATGTCGGCGGTCACCCGGATCGTGCCGCCGCCCCAGTAGGCCAGGCCCCTGAACACCGACAGGAATGCCTGGATGACCGTGTAGACGTCATCGCGTGTCGAGAGGACCACGTTGCAGCGGTACCGCGGCATCGTGCCGCCGAAGCCGTCCGGAATGATCCCGTCGCAGTACTGCCCGATGATATACATGTCCCAGGCGGTCATCTCGAGCGCCTGGGCGGTTAGTCCCGCGCCGTAACGGATATTGCCGAGCAGGTCGAACAGAACCCAGCACGGGTTGTCGGTCACCGCGACCGAATAGGAGACGCCGTCCCAGGTGCCCCCGGAGGTGCCCGGGCCGGAAGTCGCATAGACGCGGGTGACCGGATTGTAGTTCTCCGGAATGTTCACCATCAGGCCCTGGATGTCGTAGGTCCGGGTGGGCAGGCTGGATCCGAAGAGCACCGAGTCGAACGTCAGGGCCACATAGGCGCTGTCCGGATAGGACAGCGGATAGTCGACGATCGTATCGATGGCGTCGCAGTAGGTATTGTTCTGCAGCGTTGCGAGCGCGCTGTCCGGCGTGGGGCGGCTGATCTGGATCGTCCAGGGTCCGGTCCCGGGCATTACGAACGTATAGGTGTTCTGGTAGGTCGAGGTGCATTTGCCGCTGATCGTGTCGTTGACCATCGTTTCGTAGCTGCCGTCGATCGGCTGGCACTGTATGACCAGGTTCACGAAGGTCGGATTGATATTGCCGTTTGTCGTGTCGGTTGCGTAAAGAGCGGGTATGGAAATAGTGACCGCGCAGCGCGTGACTGTCGTGTCGTTGACGTCGAAAAACACGTTCGGCCCGGCATGCGTGATGGCCTGGCCGATTTCGTACGTGGTCTCGACGGACGGAAAACCGGCGCAGGGGTCTTGCGTCGGAAGCCCGAAGCGAAGCTCCCAGGTGACGCCTTTGAAGTTGTAGGCGCCGCCGGTGTTCATGAGCGGCACGCCATTGAACAGGATCGACTGCGGACCGTCGATCAGGCCGCCGATCGGACCCTCGCTCAGCAGATCCATGATGCGCACCACGGCCCTGCTCTGGAGGGTATTGGGCGCCTCGATGCCACCGCCGGCGGTATTGCCCCCCTTGCCTTTCCGCCCGTGGGCTCCCGCGGCCCGATGGCGGTGCGGCAGCTTCCCGGACGCGGTCATGCGCAGATGACCGAGCGGACCGCGGCCGTGGGTCCGGACGATGCGCACCCTCAGTCCTCCGACGACACGGTGGCGATCGCGGCGGCGCCGGTACCGTCGCCCAGAAGGGTGATGACGGGCGCGGCATTATAGCCGCTGCCTTCGTTGGTCACCGTGATCGCGGAGACCGATCCCGCCGAGAGCGTTGCCACGGCGGTCGCGCCGGAACCCCCATCGGTCGGGGTTATTTCGACGTTGCAGTAACTATAGCCCGTTCCGGGTGTGTAGGCCTCGATCGCGACAACGCCGCCGGACTTCTGGTTGCCGCCGCCGTCGTCCAGGCCTCCCCAGCCGTCGACCGGCGAGTTGCCGTACGGGTAGGCCAGCGTGCCGGTATTCGTTTCGTACTGGCCGGCCACCATGGCGATCGCCTGGTAGCCGGCCGAGATCGTCGTCGATCCGACCCGCACCTCGAAGCCGTACGCCACCGGCACGGGACCGCCTTGGGCGTCCGTGTTGGAGGGCGGGCTCAGCAGGAAGGAAGCGTCGGCCGCCGGCGGCTTCGGAATATGGGTCAGGATCTGACCGATTCCGGAGAACAGGAGTCCGGCCCCGACGATGCCGAGCTGGGCGGCGCTGATGCCGTAAAGGCCCGTGGTGCCTCCGGCCCCCGCGACGCCGGCCGTCCAACCGGCCGCGCCGAACGCGCCGAAGCCGGTGGCGACCGCGAGGCTGATGAGCACCACGCCGAGCACGATCTTGATCGCGCCCCCGATTGCGCCGCTTTTGGCGCGTCCCATGGCGGCCGGCATGATGTGCAGCGTGTCGCCGTTCAGTTTGAAACAGAGCATCCCGGCGTCGAGGTGCATGCCGGTGCGGCGGTTGCCGCGCACCAGGCGATAGCCGCCCTTGGCCAGCTCCTGCTCGAAGTCGGGCACGGTGCGGATCAGCGCGTAGAGCGCCATTTTGGGGGTCGAGACGCCGAGCCGGTACTCCGGGGCGAATTTCTTGCGCAGGCGCCCGTAAAGGACGATCCGCACCGGCGGCGGCCTAGAATTGAGAGGCATGCCGCACCCATCGCTGCACCAGCTTGTTCCACGACCCGAGCGGCTGGATGATCGACCGCATCGAAGGCACGTGGTGCAGAACCATTTCGTTGCCGACGTAAACCGCGCCGTGCGAGCTGCGGTGCGTAATGGGCGTGCCCCGGCCGCCGGCCGGCAGCGTCGGGATCGTGATCATCGCGCAATCGCCGACCCGGACCTCGCTCGCCGGTACCGTGCGGAAACCGACTTTTTCAAAATGCGCGTCGTAGAGATTGTGCTCCGGGGTCTCTTCCGGGTGCGCCCACCACTCCCACTCGCGCGCCATGTCCGGCAGCTCGACGCCGAGCGTCAGTTTGAACCAATCCCGCACCACGGCGTAGCAATCGCCGCGCCCGTCGGTGCCGGATGGCCCGTGCCGGAACAGCCGCCCCACCAGCTTGGGCGGCTCCAGCTGGGCGCCCCACCACCAGGGAGTCGACGCCGTCTCGTGGGTCGTCGTGAACAGACCCCACGGGACGTCCATTTCCATCTGCCCGGCCATGTCGTCGGCGCTTGGCCAGTCCTGCGTGGCGCGGCGTTGGCCCGCCGGCGTGGGGTGCGAGTGCACCAGGGCGAGCAGCCGGTGTTCGGCCAGCAGCGGGGCCACGCCGGCGCAGCACGAAAACGCCTCGCGGGGCGTGGGGCTTTCGTTCGCAAGCGGAATGAAGCCCTCGGCGGTAATGGCGCCGCAGGCCTCTTCGGGCCAGCGTGCGGTGCCGTGGGCCTTGATCGCAGCGGTGATGTCGGGCCGCTGCAGGTGCGCCAGGAGGGGAACGGTGACGGTGGCCGACATGCTGCTTTGGTCGGCGGCGTTGGTCCCCGACGCTACGGCCGGCCAGGCTTCGAGAGGCGTCCCCGAAAAAACAGAAAAAAGGTTTTTGCTATTTTTTCAAAAAATCAGCCGAATCCCTGCGTCGAGGCACCGGGAAAGGCCCGGGTCGGCAGCGGGTTGATCGGGTTGGTGTCCGGCGGGTTGAACCGGTTGTTGCAGCTTTGCAGCTTGCGGGCGCAGTTATCGAGGTTCGCCGTGGTGGGATTGTCGCTAAGGTCGAAATACAGGTCGCCGGTGTAAGGGCAACTCGCGTTCGTGTAGACGAAGCCGCCGGCGCCGCCATCCAGGGCCTGGTCCCAGTAGCGATAGGTCTGGGTGCACGCGCCCTGCAGCACCACCCGGAACGGCAGTTGCCGTCCCTGGACGTCGAGCGCCGACGCGAGCTCCAGCTCGACATAGTCGAACGAGGCATAGGATTTGCGCTCCACCCGGTAGATGTCCGGCGTTGATACATAGGCGACGTTGGCCTCGGGCTGGCCGTCGAGGAACATCTGGTAGGTCTTCATTCGCGTAACGGTCGCGCCGCGCAGATCGTCGAATGCGATGAGCAGCCCCATCGGGACGTTCGCCTGATTCGACAGTTTGATCGTGGGCGTGGGTAGCGGCCCCGTCCCGGGGTAGTCGAAGCCGTTCGTTTCGATGGGCAGAAACTGATACGCCTGACCGCCGAACATCAGCTCGCCGCCGTTCAGCGGGCCTTGCGTGAAATAACTGACGCCGCCCCCGAGGATCGTTGCGTCTAGAATATAGAGCTCGAGGTAGGGGCTGTTCTGGCCTAGCGATCCCGCGGCCTGCTCGAAAAGATTGACGCCGCTCACCGCTCAGCTCCCGCTCGCGTAGCGGCCCGAGCCCTGCCAGAGAGCTCCTCCGGCACGCATGTTTTTCATGACCCAGGCTGTCATGGTCTGGTCCATCACCTGGCTGATGTGCCGTTGCAGGGCGACGGCGGCCGCGGCGTCGAGCTGGCCCGTGCTCGTCTGGCCGCCGG